GAATTAATGTACAGCTATTTGGAGATTGGCATCCTGGCCAAAGTGAATGGCGGCGCGCTGACTAATGCCATCGCTGAGAAAGTTGTGGCTGACATTGCCACAGAAATTGAGCAGCCATGAGCGACTTTATAGCGTTTTTTCATAGCGAAGAATTCAGAGTACAGATGTTCATCCTTGGCCAGTTGCTAGCCAGGCACTTGCCGGATGACGCGGAGCGGAAACAATGCACTTAGGCGGCACAACGATTCCAACATCAATCGAATTAGGTGGCGGCCAGTACAAGTTTGGTCGGGAGCGCCTGCGCGTCAACGGTGACGGCGAGGCGGTGGTGGCCGGCTACTACACGCTAACCTGGACGTTTCCCCAGATGTCATTGTCGGATTTTACATGGATACGCAGCACATTATTAGGCAGCGCGGCCAGTGTCAAGTATACCTCCGCACAGCTTTACAATGATCTTGGCGTATTGACCACTTACACCAACGCTGTAGCCTATGAACCGACGTGGGACGCGGCTAAGGGCGGATACGTCGAAGGCGTTACCTGGGAGATTAAAAGAATCAGATGAGCGAATATACATTAACTACAACAACAGGCAGGCTTTCAACAGGCAGCACCGCAACAGGCTATGTGTACGTAGGTCCACCATACACGTATCCATCGAGCCTCGCAATGGCAGGTAACACCTGCTCAACTTGTTCGGTAAACATTGAGGAAAAAAGACCAATGCGATATTTATACAAAGCTTACGTGATTGTTGACGAAGAGGTCTATTTTGAATCACCGGCATTTATCGCCAAGGATGAAGTGTCCGCAAAGGTTAAAGCAATCATAATGGCCAAGGTAGATCCTGACAAAGCATTTGTAATCCTTGACGAAATTAGCGAAATTCCAAATGAGTGACAGAGAACGTTTTTTCCTAGCTATAGGGATAGCGGCGGGGGCGGTGCTTGGGGCGGGCAGTTGGTGGCTTTATTTTTTAATCATACGAGCGGCGAGTTAAATGGCGGCAACTGTTCTATCTGATGTCAATTTCCGCGTCTATATTGGGCCTTACCATCTGCATTATGATTGGTCGGTGCATGACTATGGCGCCGCTTTCAGTGGCGACCTGTACACGTCGGCAGGCACAACCGGCCAGGTAAGCGGAGCGTCAACGCTGGTGATTGGCAGTTCTACAGGGTTCGGCACGGTGGGCGGTGTGTGGGCGGGGCCAAACGGCAGCGGCGAATCCTGGGAGTACGAGCGCTTTACCGCGCGGAGTGGCACCACGCTTACCGTGACTCGTGAGTCGAGTACAGACCGGGAGCACAACGGCGTTCACAGCAGCGGGGCACACGTCTACCAATTCTATCCGGTGACCACCAACGACGGTCAGCTTTCCATCACCGAAGAGGCTGACGAGAATGCGGCAACTGTCATTTGGCGCGCCACGATCAGCGGCGTACGCGCACCACAGCACGTTCTACGCAACGGTCATATTGTCATCGTCACGACCAGCAATGATGGCGGTAGTTACACAATCGCGCTGGTTGGCTTTGTGGACAACCCGACCATGAGTGATGCTTACGAAAATAACGCAGAATGGAATCTGAACATTGTCAGCTCTGCGCAGCTTGTCGGCGAAGTGGAAGCACGCGGCGTACGTGTGGGTGAGGCCGACCTGGCCGACGCTGGCAGCGCGTCATCAGTGACGGAGTTGGTGCTACCTTACAACGAACGCGCTTCGGGCGACTTTACGCAGGCATCACCGGACCTGTCCGCAGCGGCCACCATTGACGACGACCTAAGCACGCTATTCATTAGCGAGCATTTCACCGGCACTGACATCTGGAGTCCTGCGCCAAACGGCGATCCAGAAAATGACGGCAATCTGGCCTTTGCGCACATCTACATCAACCCGCCACCAGCCGCCGGTTCGGGAGCGCGCTTCATTGAGCTACGGGTGCGCTACAGTATGAACGCGGTTGGCTACGCGCTGAACAGTGCCAACGGGGGTACCGGCTGCGAAATTTGGATCTTCAATGGGCCGGGGGAAGTGCCAGAGGGTGGTTCCATTTTTCTGGTGGAAGATGAGGATGTATTTAGCCGGTTGAATCCGCTTGCAGAAAGCGCCGCTATCTACGAGAATCGCGCCTTTTTTAGCCACATTCAGACCGATGGCGGGGAGTTCTGGTTGCGCGTTGGCGAGGCCAACTTGTGGCTGTCGCGTGTGCGCTGGGGTGACGGTAACGGCACGGTCGTGCATGAGGATGCGCCAGATAATCCGTGGGTGGGGACCACCGTCACCGCGCCGACAACTGGCCAGACAATGCGCTACATTTGGACGCACAGCACCGGCGACGCGTCGGCTTACTGGAACACGTCAATGGTATGTCATGCAGGCTACAACATTGACAACGATGATCCGATGTGGGTCATGGTCACGCTGCCAGGCATGGGGCTAACGCTAGCGCAAGATATTACGGCCAGCGTACCAGGCAACAGCGGGATGCTGTACATCAATGGCGCTGACGAAAAATACAGCACGGATGGGCTACCATCTTCCGGTACGCTGTTTGTGGGTGACGAGCAAATCAGTTATGCCAGCAAGACACCGGAGTATGTCACGCTGGCGTCAAGTGGCGCACGCGGGGCGGGTGGCACAACCGCGGCGATCCACAATGCTGGCGACGAAGTGTTCATCATGGATGGCAGCGTACCCACCGACGCCTTTCTGATTGACAATATTGGCTGGCAACGGGCCGGCGGCACCATTTATCCGAAACATTTTACCCTGTGGCGCTCCAACATTGTGGAAAATGTGCGCACGCCTGACCAGGACGATTACACGACGGATTGGTCGGGCGTTGTCACGCTCACGACTAACACCGACCCATCGCATACGGCTTATGGTATCAATGCCCGCGTGCGTCATCTGCTGTACGAGATATTCAGCATGACCACCGACCCCGCCCGCGTGCGCATCAATGAAATCAACGCCGTGGTGGATTCGTCATTGCACGACCCTGATTTGTGGTTGGCCGCCGACACAAGCGCCGGTGACCTAATCCAACAAGTGTTGGAAAATGCCGGCATCTGGCCTGGTGCCATCAGCCACACCGGTACGCCAGCTATTGCGGAGGCGGTGACCGCCGATGATAACGCTTGGACAGTGGTGGCGGATCTGGCCGAGTATTCCGGCTGTCGCGTGACGGTTGAACCGGACAGTAAATTTACGATTGCCGTCGATAACTTTTGGACAGGCACGCCAACGGTGACGACAACCTGGAATCGCACCAGCGCCGTGAGTGTGCAGCAGGCATTCCGAAAAGTCAATCCAGTGTCACAGGTGATATTGCCTTGGAAAACACCGGACGGCACAACCAGCGGAAAAATTTACTGGCCGGAATCGCCAGAACGCGGCACGAAGTTAGAGAAGCCGGAAACACTCTATGCCAGCAGCGGGGCAGCTACCAACGCTGCGCGACGCCTGTACTATATGCGCCTCTATCCGTTTGAGGCGATGGTTACAGCGGCAGACGAGGTGAACACGCTTCGACCTGGTGAGGCTCATCAGGTCGTGTGGCAGTTTGCCGACGATATGCAGGCAATGGACAGGCTCTATGTAGTGATGTCGGCAGAGCACAAACTGTCGAATGGGAATTGGTCGTCAACCTTTAGGCTTGTCCAGTATGGGCATGAAAGTAATTTTTGATGCCATCAGCGAATTTTAAGCGCAACATAAAACGGATTAAAGCAAAGCTAGCCACCGACTTCGAGCCGGCGGTGGCATCGCCAACCGCGGGCGCTGTGGGTACAGGCAAGCTGTTCATCGCTGGCCAAATTTTCGACGGCACCATCGGCGGCGTGACACAGGTCGTCAACGTCGGGCGGCCAGCGGCTGCGCAGTATGCGGCCAAGACCGGCGGCAGTGTGGTGGTGTCCAGTGGCGGCGGTGGTAGCACGACAACCGGCGGCACCACGGTTGACCTAACATCACTCTACGGCGCGCCTTACCTCACAGTAGCGGCAGATACGGCGCTAACCAACGAGCGGACGCTAGCAGTGTCGAGTGCGTTCGCCTTGACAGATGGCGGATCGAACTCCACGCTGACGTTGGCATTGACAGCACCGGGGACGTTGGCGCATGACAGTACCAACGTGGCAACCGGCAGCCATACGCACGCCATCACAGCAAGTGACGCGCCGGGCGCGGCTGCCTCGTTGCTAAAATCATCAGCGGCAGGGCTGCTGACACTGCCGCAGTTTACGGCCACAACCCAGGTGACCACACCGACGATTGATACGGCCAGCGGCGATCTGGCGCTTTCGCCGTTTACCGGCATCACGACGGGCGTACAATTCACGGCGACGACCAAACTGCGTACACCACTGATTGACACAGCTAGCGGCGATCTGGCGCTTTCGCCGTTTACCGGCATCACGACGGGCGTACAATTCACGGCGACGACCAAACTGCGTACACCACTGATTGACACAGCGAGCGGCAACCTGGCGCTGGCGCCCGTGGGCGGCACAGTGGCTGTAACGGGCACGGTCAATGCGTCAACATCAGTATTGACACCATCAATCAGCACGCCAAGCGGCAATCTGTTCCTATCGGCTGTTGGCGGCGCGGTGCTGGTACAGCCATCGGTGATGCTGCAATCCGATGATTTTACTAGCCAGTTGGTTGGTTGGCGCATGACCTACAATGGCGAACTGGATACGCGCTACATCTACACGGATCAGCTACATGCTAAAGCGTTTATTGCCGACCTGGAACAAGCGCTGGCCGGTTCGCAGATTATCACCAAAAGCGTGACCACCGTTGCGCAAAGCTTCGTTGTTCCGTATCCTGGTGCGTCGCTACCGCTCTATGTGGACGATCTGCCATCGGCTGAGGATATGGCGATTTTCGAGAGTGGTGATTTTGTCAGGCTCCGAGAGTTTGACCGGGCAGCCGGCAGCCTGTCCATAACCGACTGCTGGGGAACGGTCAGCAGTTACACTGACCAAGCTGACAAAGTGCAGCGCTGGTCATTCACACGGTCGGGAACGGCCTCTGTCGCTACCATCAGCCAGGTGGGGACGGTGCAGACGGCGAACTCATCCGGCGCTACCTCGCGCAGTGTCAGCAAGGTCAGTGGCACGGCATCCGGTCATCTGATGATTGCGCAGGTTGTCATCAACAATACATCTGTCACGATTACGCCACCGTCCGGCTGGTCACTGCGCAACAGTGGCACAGCGACCGGCGTCAAGATGGCCATCTACACAAAGGTGGCCGGGGGCAGTGAGCCATCCAGCTACACGTTTAGTTTTAGCTCATCTGTTGCAGTGGCTGTCTCGTTGGTTTGTCTGCGCAATGTGGTGAGCATCTACAGCAGTCAGGTAAACACGCAGTCCACACCAACCAACAGCATGGTTGGCTTGTCTAATTTATCGCTGAGTACGTCCGATTACTATCTGTTCTATGGTGGCATCGCTGGCAATATACGCGGCGTTGCACCGGACGGCATGAGCGAGATTGCCGACTTTGGTGCTACCGGCGTTGGTGCATTTTCCGCATTTGATCTGCTCGATATGCCTGGTGATTATGGCGATGTAGCGGCAACGCTTGCCAGTAATGCGGCCTATGTCTGCGTTACGCTCGACCTGATCCCTACCTACTCTTCAGGCGGACTTGATACCACATCGGGGCTGATGGCACCGGGCACCGTGATTGCACCAGATGCGATTGTGCTGGATTATGGCGTATCGGGCAACGGTTGGCACGAGGTGACCACGGTGGATGGGCTGTATGGCTCCAACTCACCCTATGCCCGCATCGCCTCGTGGACAACGCACCCGGCAACCGGCGCTGTGGTCAGAACACAGACGGGCCATCTGAGAGGACTGTTTGGGGTAGCAAATGAATATGGATTTTACGCGGGCAGTGGGGTCACGACTGCTGACAACTATTTGCGCCTGAGTAGCAACACAGCACAGTTCAACAATATCCCGATTAGCATGTACAGCGGTGGCACGGAGCGGATGCGTATCAATACCAGCTATGGTATCGATATGTATATGCCATCTGTCTATGATGAGATTGCGGCTATTTCATGGCGTTCAACGCTCAATACTGGCACAGCTGGTGTGCGTATCCACGCACACGATGAGAGTGACGCTACGGGGCTATATCTGGAGTCTATCGCCTCTGGCGCCGCCTCCAACAAGGCGGGTTTTATTGATATTACTGCCTATAACAACGCTCAAACACTAGTTTCGCAGATCACCATGCTGGCGCCGAACGTCGGTAACAGCTACGTCAGAATTAGCGCGAACGAAGTCGATCTTGGAGTGTCAACGAGTATTGTTAGGCTAGTTGGCACTACCATCAGCCTTACCGGTAATCTGGACCTGAACGGCAATGACATTCTGGACATCGCCAGCATTAACACCACAGGCACCGGCACGTTTGCGCCTGTCAGCACCAGCGCCACCGCGGCGCTGCTCAGTATGCCAAGCGGCACCATCGTCACGGCATTACAAATCGACTACAACACAGCGCAGCGGCAACAGGCGTATGTGGCCAGCAATGACAACCGGTACTATCTACTCAACTTCGACAATGGTACCGGCGGCGGCTCCCGTATTGTGATCGGGCGCAACAGCAACGCTAGCACGCCCGCTGCCGGCTTTCTGCAAATGGAGGATAGAGGCGGCACGAGCTACTTTGTCTATCCAGACGATAGCGGCATTCTGCGCATCCACACGGCAGTGCCGGCGCATGGGTCCGATACCGCGGGCACCGTTGTTGGCTCCCAGAGCAGTTGGGTAGGCTACAAAGAGGCAATCGTGCCGTGGTCAGATACGCGGGCGGCGCTGGATGCGGTGCTAGCTGCGGATCTCTACAGTTATCGATTCAAAGGCCACGCCGCCACCACATATTATGGGCTGGTGATTACCGAGGAAGACCGCAGGGGGGGCGCCTGGTTCGCCGATGACCTTGGCGACAACCAAACGCCGATTCTAAATGAACGGAATCTGTTCGGCTACTTGATTGCAGCCATCCAGGAACAGCAACGACAGATCGAGGAATTGAGGCTTGCCTTGAGCTTGCCGAAAGGAGCACCATGTTTGACCGAGAATTGCTAAACCGCATCGTTGGCTATACCAGCAGGAGCAACGACCCGCTACTGAGCAGCACCGTGCGGCTGGAGAATCGCCTATTTACGTTGCTGGTCATATTGCAGGCTATCGTGGGCGCCATAGAGAACCTACAGCGCTTTTACGACGACGCCAACATTGCTGCCTTGCTGGCTGCTGCCGATGCGGAATCACCGCTGGAAGAAAGCGGCATCGTCAAAAAGCGCTCTATCATCAAATACCTAGCAATGATTGTCAGTTTCCGCACTTGGCTAACAACGCCGATCAGCGCGCAGGTCACGGAAACGCCGCGTCAGTTACTATCACGTCAACCGGAAAATGTGCAAAGGTCACCAGTCAACCCATGAATTACGAACAAATTATCAAGGATTATGAAGCGCGCCTGCGCAACATCAGCGCGCAGGCGAATGATTTACGTGTGCAGTTGGGCAACTTGGAACGCACCGAGCAGCAATTGTTTGGCGCCTTGACACTGGCCAAGCAACTGCAACAGATGGCGGCGCAGGAACAGCCACCGGCAAAGGCGACACCGTTCATTGGTAAGGCCGATAATGAGGGATAGTATCCGCTGGTATCACTTCGCGGCGGTGTTGCTTGTGTGGTTCGTGATGGCTGCTGTGTTGGGGTGGCTGCGGTAGGCAAAAGGAAACCCGCCACAATGGGCGGGTTTCCTTCTATTCGCTTTTGCGGGGGCGTCCGCCTTTTTTCCCGTTGAGGCGGGCGGCTGCGCTTTTGGCTGCGCTTTTGGTGGAGCCGAGTAGGCGGGCGGCATACTCTAGATCAGAGAGTGACTCAAATTCAAATTTTCCATAGTCCCATTTTGGATCGCCGCCATCCATCTCGTCAACATCGATCCCCGCTAGGCGCAGGGTTTCATCGGTGGTCAGCATTCGGTTGGTGAATACTCGGCCAACCTCCTGACCTTCGTGCATAACAATGATGTGCATTTTTATCCTTACTTGGAGTAATAAACGGTGACCTTATTAGAAAGAATCAAACGGGCAATGGTGTCGATGGAAGTTTCAACGTCTTTGCCATTCATGTTGATTTTAACGACTTTAGTTATGTGTGGCGCCGGTTTGTCGAGCAGGGTTACGGTCGCCTGCTCCGAGTGCAATACACGACCGGCGTCCAGCTTCCAACCAATCATAACTGCGTCCAAATTGAGAAGGTTTCGCTTCCAGTTGGAGCGAGCCTCATCTTGAAACTTTTGCATTTCGGTGGTGATAATCAAGTTTTTCATGTGTGTATCTCCTTCTACCTACTGTTTTGTTTAACTGCCTACCAACATTATAACCCAACGCTAGGTTGTTGTCAATAGGCAATATGGCGAATTTCAAATCAATTTCGCCTAAAATCGTTGTCCGACCTTACGGAGCTATTCAAGTATGACCGCCATTGCGCTGGCCGAACCGCCCGACCTACCACCGGGCAGCCGCGACGTATACCTGCCGATTGTGGGCGGGCCGCCGCCAGTCGTGGCCATCAATCCGGTGACGGCGTTTTACCGGCTGCTGACGGCTGACCAGCGGCAACAGCGCGGACGGCTGGAAGTGTGCGCGTGCCTGGAGCAGGCAGCCGCGTGGCGGGCACATGGATTGGCGGTGCTTGGAGATCCGTGGAGCCACCGCGACAGAGATGGCATTCGACCGAACGCGTACGCGAGGCGCGCCGGTTGCGTGCTGCCACCGGATTACGCTATAGACGGCAATCAGGTCGAATCGCTGGTTGCTGGTTCCGCCGATCCTGCGGTAATGTTTGCGGCGTTGGCGGCCAGTGCGTCGCACCGCGTCCACCTGTTTGGCGAACTGGATTTCTACCGGCGGCAGGACAAAATCGGGGTGGCCGTGTGCGAGGGTCCGGGGGAATTTCGGTGGTATTGGGCAATCTTCATCAGCCGCTGTGAAGAGTAACGCCACGATTTGCACCGTGGCGCTACTACTTACCTATACAGTGTATCGTTCCACAGCGCGTCCCACCAGTTCGCCGCGTCACTGACAAAACCGGCGGTCAGCAGTTGGTCGATATGTGGAACCCACTTGAAAACGGCAAGATTGTGAACACCATCCTGCTCACGTATCCAATAGTGTCCGCCAATGTTGCCGTCGACCTCATATTGGAAGTATGTGCCTTTTCCTACGGATACACCGATTACTGTAAGCACGCTTGCCACTACGCCGAAGCGTATGCCGAAATCCATGTGACCTGGATACGGCCACATGATAATGCGGTCACCGGCAGTCACATTGCCGCGCAATTTGCCGCCAGCATCTGTCCAGGTGCGCAGCCAATGCGCCTGAAGGTCGTCATTTTCGGCGCACCAGGTTATATACTCGATTAGCAAATTTTTACTCAGCCTTCCAACCGCTCCTGGAACTCTCGCGCTACATCGGGCGCGTAGTCGTGCGCCAATTCGGCAAGCGCCTCAAACGCCGGCGCGCCGTTATTGTGCTTCAGTGCGCCGGCGGCAACGCGTCGTTCGTATTCGTAAATGAGTGCTTGCTGAACCCCAGGGCGCGGTGTCCCATCCTCTTTTACCAGGTCCAGATCAAGCGCTTTTTCATAAGCCTTCGTACCAATGGTGACACGTCCAAAGCCGCTGACGAAGTTGCCCAGGGTGGCTAACTCCAAATTATCGTATGTGTGTTGCAGTCGTAGAACATACACTGCGACTACCTCTTTTGGTGCTGCTGACATATCATTCCCTTGCTCTAGTCGCTCCTGGAACTCTCGCGCCACATCGGGCGCGTAGTCGTGCGCCAATTCGGCAAGCGCTTCAAACGCCGTCGTGGTGCTGTTCGCCCACAGCGGCGCGCCGTCGTTGTGCTTCAAGGCGCCTTCCAGGATGGCCCAAAAGGCGCGCAGCATGGCGCGCTTCTCTCCGTCTGGCGCATCGTATGGCCGCACGATTTCGCACCACTTCTCAACGGCGCCATCCGCAATCCGAAACTGTGGCGGCGATTGATTGAGCGCCATTCCCATCCATGCGCCGTTTCCATTGTTGGAGAACGACGAGTACCAACCAGTTGTATACTCGTCACCAACGAGTTGAAGCAAGACGAGTTCATTCGACGGCGGCAATTCTTCGCTAGCGTTTTTCCACATGTTTTCTCCTATATAACTTTCAACGCACCAACACCAGCAGCCACCACACCGACCACGCCCCACGCAGCCGGCGCAATCATGGCCAGTGCAACGGGCGCTAACACGACGCACGCCACCAACACGCTGAACAGCGCCACGCCTTTGCCCAGCGCCCACACGAACCGCCAATCAACGAGACGGTGTAGCGTGACCAGTTTCACCGCCACGGCCAGCACCGCGGCATACAGCGCCATTGTAGCTGCGTAGGCAACAGCATGGGCAATCATGGCGGCCACGGTTGTGACGACGGCGAACACTGTAGTACAGAGTGCAGCAACGAACGCCAGCAGGATTGGGGCGACGAGGTTGGCGACGATCACGGATAACAACAGACCGGCGGCCAGCGGCAGCGCTTTGGCAAGCACGGCGACTGTGGCGGGAAAACGATAGTTGATAGCGATAAACATTTTACACTCTACCTTTCTTGAATGCACCTCCTTTCTGCAATGTAGACGGCGTGGGTGCTTACTGATTACCATATCCATGTAAAGGCAAGTTGAGTACAACTTGGAGATCCTCACACCTCAATTTCGTCTGCCCTTACCGATTCTACATATTCCCAATCGCCTGTTTCGCACACGACGTACTTGACGACCACATACTGGAAGCGCGCTTCAAACGGGAATTTTCGCAGATAAAATTTAACCTTTCGCAACGCATTGAACCGCTTCATTAACACAGTGTCCGCTATTTTTTCAGGCGGACATGGCAACTCCTTGATTACCTCATAAACTTCCATGATTAATTCCTTTCTACGATGTGGGCGGCGTGGGTGCTACTGTTGTTGCGGCTTACGTGGGAATTCCACTTCGCCATTTTTTAACGCTGTAACAAACTGTGACCAGTTATTCCACCCGGCAAGCCGGGCCATTGCTTCGAGCGGCTTCTGCCGGCGCGCTTGGCGATCTTTCGCCGCTTGCCGGCGATCTTCCGGTGACATCTCACGTTCTGTCTTAAACATCCTTTGTAACTCCTATCCACAGTCCAAAAATTACGAGTCCAAACGCATCTGGCGCTAGTTCAACGCCGATTAGAGCAAGGTTGCGGCCACCCAACCACGCAAGACCGTAGTAGTGCGTGGTTGGGTGAAAGCCGGTGTAGGCGATGGGGGTCACGTTGTAGAGAATCTTTCTTGCACGTATTCAAAGTTCCAAATAATCTCTGGGCATCCAAACAGACGCCCGTCCCGTCCGTCGCCATCAATATTAATACCATAGTATCGCTTGTTGTTTTCTTCCATGACAACAATGCCAGAGTGATACGCAACATATCCGCTCTTTTTAGCCATGCGCAATGCTTTTTGTGCTTCTCGCTTAGTCATGTTTCGTTCCTTTCATTCTCATTCACGTTGCCTTTGACTCTCCGTTTCGATACCGGCACTTGTCACGCCGGGATGTAGGGATAAAGGCGCCGGGGCTACCGGCTGCGATGAGTTACTCTGGGTCGAATACATGAATATCCATGCCGTGAACATTGCAAACTCGAACGCGGTGATGCCGCTCGTTCAACCATCCAAGCTCTTCCATTTTTGTCAGAGCTTGCTCAAGAGACTCAAAAACTTTGATCTTCCGCACATTGGCCTGACTGTCAAGATGGTAATCGCCTAGTCTATCGTTCCAAATCGTATACATCTGTGACTCCTTCGTGTGACTCGTGACTTGCTTACCTTGACTCTCCATTTTCCGGGGCTTGTCACCCGCTTTGGCTGGATTAAGGCGCCGGGGCTACCGGCTGCGATGCTATAGTTTGATTGTGGTAACGGCGTTAGTCGTGTTGCGTCGTGTTTTGCTTTCACCTTGTTTCATCAGCCGATTCATGCTGGCAACCGTTACGTTTCGGTAGATGTGGCGATAACCGTACCGCTCAACACTCACGTCAATCAAACCGGTGTTATCATAGCGCTTAATCGTAATCATTTTTTTGTTTCCCTTTCGCTTATCTCGTTTTTCACTTCCCTGCCTACAGTATAACACACGTTATATAACGTGTCAATAGGCGATTCTATCAATTTTCAACGAGTTTTACCGATTTTTACCGTCTCACCTTACGGCGAACCTTACCGATAAGCGGTAGGCGGGGCGTTGACAATCGGGGCGGCGGCGTGGTAGAATGTGGGGGCCGCATGTTGCGGCACCAGATACTCCATATCTCGAAATGCGGCCGCACGCTCAACCCCGGCCGCCTTTCTGTGTTTACCGCTCCTTCATCCTACTGCTGGTCGTGTGGTATGCCTGGCACCGCTCGCACCAGTAGTATTTGTTCTCTGGACTGCGTCTTCTTCTTCGGCGGATGGCGGCCAGGGCGACACGCGCCTCCTGTCTCGTGGCATAACAAATTTTGCCACACACTACGCTCATGCGTCACCTCATTTCACTCTTCTTGCGAACACAGAGCCTCCTATTCAGCGTGCCATGTCGCTTAATCTGGTAATAACATGCTCTGCAAAGTCCCTTTGCATAATACGGTTTTTCCCCGCAATATGTGCAACGCACCACTTCCCTTTTCCGCCTCTGTGGTGTTCCGTTCTTTCTTTGGTAGTCGTAGCACGCGCTGCAAAGCCCTTTCGCTTTTACCGGCTTATTACCGCAATATGTGCAAGCATGTTTTGAATTATTTTTCCTCAGATCCAAATCGTCCATATAACATTTGCGGCACAATCCCATTGCCTTTATTTTTTTATCGCTTCCACACTTTTTGCATTCCATGCGTCACCTCCTCACCGCACCCACATACGCCCGGTCTCGCGGTACGACCGTTCGCAGATTGTTAGCCCTTCGGTAGAAATCATTGCTGCATATTCCTCTGGCGGCATAATTTCTATGTCCATTTGCAGTGCTACCATGTCGAGTCGATTGTCGCTACGCTTTTTCGGCGCTAGGGGCGCTAGCGCCGGTTGGCCTTTTATTTTTGTGCTAGCTTGCCCATGCTGCCCCATGCCCATGCCGGCTGCCAGTTGGATTTCCGCCCAGGCTTTGCCCATGCCGGTGGTCATTGCCGTCGTGCCGGGAAAATGAGGATGACGATAATCCGTCCATTCCTTGCACGATACTGGCGCTGGCTTCTGGTACAGCAGCATGGCAATCCGTCTCATTTCTGCGTAGACGGATTGCCAAAACGCATCGCAGTCACGACGATGTTTGTTCATCGCTGCTATCGTTTTCTCCTTGTGTCCGCAATCACATTTCCTCATACTGCATCCCCCACTTTTTGCTCGGCGCTCCTTTTTCCGGCAGGTGCGTTCCAACAACGGCAATACCAGGCAGACCTTTGCTGAGAATGTTGCCGACGGCGCTTTCACTGGCGCCGATCCCTGACGCTATTTCACGTACCGTCGCCGGGCCATTGTCGATGATCCATTGTCGGACTGGTTCGATGTACGACACACGCTTTGCAGGAGCTGGCTTGTCCCGGTACATCTCCGGGTGCAGGTCGCGGTAGCAAAACCGGCTTGACGGCTCTTGGCGTTCGGTGTTCGGTGCGTGAGTGGCGCCAGCGTAGACGCGGCGCTTGCTGTGGGCGGATGTAGTCATCGATTATCACCGCCTCCGCTAATGACGCCACGATTGGCGCGGTCGGCAAGTTTGTGTAGGTTAGCGGCGGCGATCTCGTCTAGGTAAAAATTCAACTGCGTGGCGAGTTCGGCCACGTACCAGAGGCAGTCTGATAATTCGTCGGCTATCTCAACACGCCGGGTATTACTCAGCACACCGGCGTTATCGCGGTAGATTTTTTTGACCTTGTTGACGAGTTCGCCCACTTCACCGGCCAACCCCAATACGGGATACAGCAATGTATCATTGCCGATCCTAATATTGCGGCTCGTGCCATGCGCCGCCTCTTGATAATCGTTTAGTGTCATCTTGCTTCCTCCCATTCCTCTTTCGTCACTTCACGAACCGTCCAGCCGTTGGCCGCTAGATACCACCCTACCTGCGTGCGGTGACAAGTGGCACCGTCCGCACAAGCGCATAGGATGATGGCGCGGGTAATGCCGACGCTATCCAAGTAAGCCAAGCCGCGCGGCGGGTTGACCAGCTTGATAGCGCCTTCCTTGTACGCCGAATTGCCAAAGTCCTTCAACCACAAATAGCGGTCACCAAGCGCATTTTGCATTGGTACTCGGTTCCAATGTGTAGCCCAGCGTGATGCTGGATTGTAGCGGCTGTCCACCACCACAGCAGCCAGGTTGGTGGCGAGTTGCAGCAACTGCGCCGGGGTGCGTGTGCGCTTGCCGGTGTAGCCGGTGAGAAATGCGTGTTTCATGTTGTCCTTTCTCGATAGTTTATGATATGTGACACTCTGCTGGGGCTGAAAGCCCCGCAGCTTCTCGGATTACGCCGAGCTACAGGACTAGAGCCTGGGGTGTGTCTACCCGTCTACGCATAACCCGCAAGTTGTGCGGGATACGATGCTTGATTTCGGTTGGGACTGGAAGTTTACCAGGTTGCCCAAACTTGTAAGCCGAAAGGATGTTAATTTGTCCAACAACATCGCGGTGGCCGCTGAAACCACAGCGCCGACAAATGTAGGTTCGCCCGCGTGGTTTGTGCTTGTTTCCGCAAGATGGACAAGTCTTACTGGTGTCCCGTTCGCTTTGCAAAACGACGGTGATTCCTTCGGCTTGCGCTTTGTACTCGACGTAGGCGCGCACTTTACCATGCGCCCATTGCGACATGCGCTGATTGTGTTCGCTGCCCGTATCGATCCCATCGGCAATATTGCGAATGTCGCCGTAGGCAATTGTGCTTGCACCTCTAGCAACCGCTTCTTCTACGATAGCTTTGCTGACCTTGTGTGCAATGTCGCGAGTGACGCGCTCGTGCTTGGCTTTCATTCGAGACTTGGCGCGAATAAGCTTTTTATAGCGACGGCTACCCTTGCGCTTTCTGGACAATGCCTTACTGATTTTCGCCAACCGCTTGGCGTGTCCCTGTTGCTCATGGCGTCGTTCGCGGCAAACAATGATCGTCGCGCTGTTCTCATCCCCGATGACAGCAGGGTGGATCTCACCGGGATCAACACTGACGACGTTGTTACCTGGTGCGACTTTTGATTGCTTGCCGTTCTCTACGACTATATGCCAACTATAGCGACGGCTTTGCTTATCGAACACGAGCCGGACTTCAAGCACTTGCAAGACGTTATGCAAGGATTCAGGCAAGGCAATTTCTATCCTCGCCTGACGGCACCCAGAGGGTTCCCGCCTCTGGGCCCCATTCGACAGTCGCACAATGCCGTCCTTGAACTTGATCGCCGTGTTCTTCCAAACGGTTGTGCGAAACTTCTTGTTGCGCCAGGGGAAGTTAGCGTCGGTAAAGCCAGCTTTGCGCAATGCCCTGGTCGTTTTGCACGCCTTGAAAAATCCCTGTTGTGCAGCGTCGATAGAATGGGCGTGCATCGCCATAGCTTGAACAGACGGTCGCATATCAGACAAGCGAGTGAGTGTCTTCTCCGACAGCCACAAATCTTTTTGGCGGAGCAAGCGCCAGTGGCGGGAAACAATTCCGCTGTAAATGCGCCCACTCGCCAAGTTGAGACTATCGCAGGTCTCTCTATTCAATTTGCACGGTACGATATGGGTGCGGATCACTGGACGTTTTCCTGTTCGGCTAATAACCGAATAGCCAACTCTAAAATGCTACTCTTTGACAAACCTTTTTTCTTGGACAGTTCACTCAGTAATCGGAGTGCTTCAATTGATAAAGTGAAGGTTGATTTAATCTTGTTCATACATATAGTATACTGCATTGCGCCGTATCTTATATGTATTTCGAAACACAATTCGGCTAAAGCCAAAACGAGAAACCCGCCTATCCGCACGGTTAAAACCGCAGGGGCTTGCGGCGGGTTTAATTCTGTCACGTATCAATAATCAACCACCGTTGCGGCAAACGAGCCGCGCCCATCATTCTGAGCATACTCACGAATGCGCATACCACCGCTCCTGCCGGGAATTTGGCGCAGCCAGACATGCCGCACCTTGTCCGGCTGAATCGTCTCGCCATACTCTGCGAGTACAGCAGCGACGAATGCTTCCGGCGATTTATGCCCATGCGCATAAAAGCCCATGATTGTACCCGTATCATCTTCCACGATTACAAAAATATCCATGGGTTACGCCGGAAATTCCTCTCCACTCAGTCCGGCCAATACCACTGCCAGCAGGTAGACAGGACAAAACTGCTGATGGCATTCGGGGTCGTCGGGGTCGTTTCCTCGCTCATCATCGTCCGGCCTCGTCTCCGGCGGATCGGTGCATTGGCATTCCTGAGCGGTTTCTAGGCAATTGCGTAAAATTATGAGTGCTTCCTGTTCGTGTGTCATCTCGCGACCTTTTCTTTTGCCACATCCTGCCCGCTCTTCGGTGGTGGCGTTGTGGTCGAAAAGCCTGCGTGTGCGTTGGCTCAGCGTTGCAGGCGGCGGCGACCGTGGGTTTGGTTAGGCCAAAAGGCTTGGCGTTTCCTTCTTTGTCACCATCGTTTTTAGCAGTACAAGACTTTCGTCTAGGTTCAACGCTGGAAACAGCACCCAAATCATGTCGAGCGCGCGCGCGTGCGCTCGGATAACTGACTCATCGGACGGATCTGCGTAGGCCAAAAAGGCTACTAGCCAATTGAGACGAGTTTCAATTTCCTCACGACTGCGCATGTTGTTCTCCAATCTGTACCAGTGGCAACCACACACTATAGCACAGTACAATGCCGTTGGCGTCTATCGGACACGCGGGCGGCATTGCCTGCGCGTGCGCCTCGCCTGCCCACGCCACGATGGACAGCAGCAGCGACACCGCGGCGATGAACCAGACAACATCACGTTTTGTTACTCGACTTCGATACATGGTACAATAATGCTCCTTTCGTTCCCTTTTTTGTCGGCTGCTGCTGATTCGCTGTCAGCAGCAGCCCCCCTCACCACATCCCAACTGTCAGCAACTCCGCCGGCGTTCGTCCGGCGCAGAGTTGCCGCTGTTGCTCTTCCAATGCCTTGGCGTTGCGCAGCCACTGCTGCCAAGCTGACCATAGCGCTTCGGTGTATGGCCGCACTTCGGTGTGGCTGAAGTGTGAAGCGTGGTCCTCACCAGGCAGCCACACGGCGACGCGGCCTTCACCAAGGTTGCCGGCGAACGTGCCAAGCATTGGCTTACGCTGTGTGGTGAACGCTTGGTGACGTGCCACAATCACCTTGTCACCGGGTTTCATCAAAACTCCTTCGGGATACCCCTTGCTTCAGCTATGGGGATGTAAGAAGGCAAGTTGTACTCAACTTGGAGATCCTCTCCCCTTGAACTATTCTCGAAAATATGCTATAATACACCTATAAAGTTTCGTCGAACGCACTCTGTTTACGCGTCTCGCAGGGTGTGTAAGTTGCGTCGGTGACGCCGACATGTAACCCAGCTCAGTAAGCCACCAGGCACATCGACGAATAACCTGGATAAAATGGCTAATGTCCCGGATGCGATGGAACCACAAGAGAAACGGCTTGCTTCTTAAGGCACTCTTGCCAGCGTAGCGCCAGGGACAAAGCCCCGGCATTTATGCCTGGGGTTAGGTTACCAGTGATTCTCCCGACAGTGCGCAGCAGGTAAGCCGCACACCTCGCACCAGGTGGCACGCTCAATCGTGTCCAGCGCCGCGGCCAGTTGCGCTTCCAGTTCAGCGATACGGGTGCCCTGCGCATTGATGTGCAGCGCCATCTTTTCGATGGTCACCTTTGACGCAGCGTCGAAGGATTCCAACTCGACGATGCGCCGCTGCGCTTTCTCCAATCCTCTTTCATCCTCGTTGCGCATCTGGATAAGTGCCTCCTTGATGGCAATGAAGCGTAATTCCCTAGATGCTACGTCACGAGCCGTATTGTAAATTTTTTCATCATTCCACATTTCCTACTCCTTTTTGGAGATGCCAGCCTGCCGCCATCACACCGGGCGGTGTCTGTCGCAACAGGCCAGCCAATGAATTACACGTTGCTTCGCTTGCACATTTTCCGGTACCGTCGATAATCCGCCGGGTCCATCAGCGATTTGATAGCGCTGGCATAGTTGTTAATGCGGATGATGTCGGCGATCTCATCATCTGTCGGCCAGTCTACCGGCGGTGCCGTCACTTTGAAAGCGCTGCCACCAACACAGCGGCCAATGGCGATGATGCGTGGCTTGGTGAGTGTTGGTGTGTTCATCGGCCACACTCCGGGCAACTACGATTGTACGTCGGGTCATAGTACGCGCCGCACTTGGGGCACTTGAATACGCCGAACACAATTTTGATTAGTCGTTTCATGGTCACCACCGTCCAAACCGCAGGCTATTCGCCTGGCGCTTCATGGCTGCATTGTGCGTCTGGCTGCGCCGGCGCTGTGCAGCCTGGTGAACTAGCATCGAAAAGCCGCTGTCAATGGCGGCGCTGCACTCGTCATACAGCGCACTAATAGCTGCCACGTCATCCGGCGTTACGTTGCCATTCACGGCAAACTTGCCGGCGGCGTTGATTGTCTGCACGTTCAAGCCAGGCAAGCGCTGTGCCATCGCCAGCTTGAGCGCTTTGTAGTTTTCTACACTGAGTTGTGTTCCTAAGATGTTCATGGTATAATCACCCTGTATCCCTTCTACACCCTTCATTTGCGCCGCTCCTGTACCAGCAGGGCGGCGCTTCCTTTTTACTTCGATACTGTGCGGCGGTTGAGGTTCTGCTGACTTCGAGTTGCCCACCGGCAGTTGCTAGGCTCGTAATTGCCGTTAGAGTCTATACGGTCTAAAGATTTACCGGCTGGGCGGTCTCCCATATCGGCGTAAAAATTATCAAAACTCAACCAGCGATCACAAACCGAAATACCGCGGCCACCATAATCGTCCCACCCAATATTCTTTGGGTACAAGCAGCGGGAAAGCATCGCTTTCCAGGAGATATATGTTGGTGAATTGTGTTTTCCGTGCTTGGTTTTGGTGCGGGTATTTGCCTCCTTTATTTTTTCCAGGTTCAAACATCCGCAGCTTTTTGTAACGCCTTTTCTCAGAGAGCTACCACCAACTGTTGCTTCTTTTCCGCAATCGCACACGCAACGCCACTTGAAAGTACCAAACCGATCCTTGCCGTCAACCGCTAGAACCAGAAGCCGACCAAATCTTTGTCCAGTTATGTCAATAAACTTACTCATCGTTGCACCTCAGTTCAGACCCATAACCGGCTGCGCATTGGCGGCCATACCCATCAGGTAGCCCATGTTAAAAGCGGCGTGGTCTTGGTTTGCCACCCAATCACAGACAACATTCTCAAGACGGCGCAACGTGGCCTTATCCAGCGGCAATGTCTTGAGCAGTGCAATAAAGTCGGCGCTATGATCAGGCATCATCTCGCTAACCTGCTCATATACCTCTTGGCGTTCATCTACATTCGGTAGTACAATAGTGCTTGCCATCGTGCCTTAACCCTTTCGGTGGCTACTAAGCCGGTGGATGTTAGCCCATCCAACCGGCTTTACTTTTTGGTAAAACAAAAACCCATTCATTGCTCAAGTGGTCGCAGTTAACAGCGCAAGGTACACGTTACGCTTGTTGGCATTGTGGTAGTGCCAGTTAACTGCCCGCTTGAATAATGAATGGGTTCGACGTTGGGCGATATTCAGTTTTTTTGTGTACCCTACCTAACTCATCCGCTACCACACAGATGATTCAGGCTCTTGTTACGACAGTGACCGGACTGCCGCTCCCCGGCTAACACCGAAAACTTGCTATTGACTGCTTGCGTTCGGTAATGGTAGTATAACATTGTAAAGCACTGTTTGTCAAGCACTGGTTTGCAAAAGAAAGCGCTAATTTTCAATGTCAATTACTGTTACACATAAATTCTTTCAATGCCTGATGAAATTGCAAGAAAAAAATAGAAAAGTTTACTCCTGGCAATATGTTGGTACATCGTTAGGGATGTCACGACAGGCGGCCCAGTCTCTATTTTTGAATGAGCCAAACGAAAAAAGCTTTATCAAGTATTCAACCCTCGCTGGTATCATCGCTTTCTTTGAGTCCGAGGGGATGCCTGTAACGATTAGTGACCTTTTCACGGTGAACAAAACTGACTAACATTCACGGTAACACCGGGGTTGCGCTTGTCGTCGGCCATCGTGATATGCAGCTCACGGATCTGGCTGTCATTGTTGTATGCGTAGCCTTGCAGTGAGTCAAACAAAACTTTTACATGGTTGTCGAGGTCGCGGCGCTTGGCGGGGCGGCGAATGTGGAGAGTTACGCAAAGCTCACCATCTACCGGATGTAGACCGGCGACGTTGGCGATAAGTCCGACTGACTTCTTGTAGGATTGCGCCTCTTCACTGACAACCATTCGGCCACGATACATCCTCCAATATCTATTTGATGAAATCGGGTATGGTAATTCGATAGTTATCATACGATGTCCTTATAAGCCTCTCTGTTAACAATGCGTTGGATAGGGCCAACGGAAGAACCATACTCAGCACAAAGGGTCGAGTACGAAACCCCTTCCGCCTTTTTGCGCCTTATCTCTCGCACCTGTTCCGGCGTAAACTTTCGCAGATTGTGATTGATTATTCCTGACGGCCTATTGACCGGCTTCCCCCTTCGAGCGTCACCGTTCCTCTTGGCAACTTCCGGATCCTGTTTTTTGCCCAGCTTGGCCAATCTCTGCTTTTGTCTAGCTTCTGGACTAGCCTTTTTTCCAATGTTAGCAATGGACAGTCGGCGGCGCGTCTCTTCACTACGCTTGCGCCCCAAGTGGCTGCCAGCCTTCGCGCAAAAGTTGTAGCAATCGGTGCGATTGGCAGCATCAATGGCGTCTATCCACCTCTGCTCGGTTGGCAAAATCATGTCATTGCTGGCAACTATCTCCAGGGCGATAAAACAAAAGTTATGATTGCCATACTTATTCCAAGCATTCTGCAAGTGGGGGTTATGATGGCTGTTGTTATCGAGTGACCAAGAATGTTGATACCATCGACGGCGCAGTTTAACCGTGGATCCAACGTAGATGTGCTGATTAACTTTATTGAGAATTATGTACACACCAGGCTGATCTGGTATCACGGCTGGCGATTCCCCGTAATTGCAGCGATTGGAGGAAGGCGGATACGGTAAATCAATTTGCATCATCTCACCTCATTAACTTGGCCACTGGCAAGCGGAACTTTGCATACAATGAGAATGGCAACTTGCCATGTCCCCGGCTGGACCACATGTGCGCGCCGGCTGCGCTACGCCAGTAGCCAATAGACTCACTACGCTGCGACGGGTTCGGCTGACTCGACGGTGACGGGTTCCACCGCCTGATGTATCTTTTCCAACCGGTCGTTGTAGAAAGCTGTCAGCACCTGCGCCATGTTTGACTTTTTGAAGACACCGGCAAACTCTTCAGTGACAATTTTTTGCAAAGCATTTTTGGCATGAGTCGGCACATTGCACGAACCGCTTTCGACTGCCCACGCCTTCGCCGCGCTTGCCGGGTCCGCTGTTTCCATCCAACCAGCAACCATAGCCGGAACTGACTCTGCCACCACTTGCTGATTGTCGCCGTTGGTCGCCGGTCGCTGCTCGGTGATTTCGCCAGTAGCAGGATCAACCACACGCAGCGTTTGCACAGGTTCCGCATTGGCGTCAACGTCAAACTCCTCAGGCGTGTAGACGCTGTTACCCGAAAACACATCGGGGCAAAACCAACGCACACCGTTGGACATGGCGCGTGCAAAAAGCATGTTGCGCGGGAATTTGTCGGTGTTCTGCGTCTTCGCCTTGCGCGCATCCTCAATCGTGAATGTAGAAATACCCAGGCTTTTGCCACTCTCGAAAAACTCAATCGATACGCCCGTATCGTCTAACTGTCGCACCCGGTAATCATAGTTCGGGTGTCCCTTCACCGCTGCCGCCATTAGGTTGGCGCTGATCGTCGGCTTGCCTTGAATGATATGCAAGCCGTTGACGGCGGCGAACGGACCATAGCCCAACTCGGCGCCCGCCAAAATCTTGGTGGCGATCTGCGCAATCGCCGTGTCACTGTTGCCTTTTGCCTCGAAATAACCTGACATCGCCAGCAGTTTGGCTGTGCGCTGTAAGTCGTCCAGGTTCATCGGTTCTGCCTTCACAATTGCGTTCGTCATTTCAAAGTGTCCTTTCAATTCAACAAAAATTAAACCGTCGCCAGCCATTCACCAAAAGCCAGCGCCGGCATCATCGCTACCGCGTCTCTCTCGACCACCGTCACCGCGCCGAACAGCGTTGTCAGTAGCGCTGTCATCCAAGCGAGTTGGCTCGCTTCGCAGGAGTCCAGCCAAGCGCCGGTGTCGTCGAAAAAGTCGTAACGTTTGTTCATTGTTACTTTTCCTAGAATGGAATCTTTCCGTCAACTAGCTCGTTCCAGTTCGCTATGTTGCAGCATTCGTCACAGTACCAATTACCCTCGCCGTCACGATGCGCCCATCCTTCGATAATCTTCCCGCACTTCGTGCAAGGTGGCGCTGGCTCGTCGTCATCGTCGCTGTCAGGCTCAACCGGATCATCCCTGAGACAGTGCGGGCATGGCCTGCCAGTCCAACCGCCCGCGTATTCATCACCAGTAAAAGCGCAAGCCGGGCAGCCCACGCCCCATTTAACATATTCGCTCATGATTGCCTCCGTTCCTGAAAAGATAATTAGTAACTATGTATTGCAGTGTACTACATATTTCCATAACTGTCAAGTGCGAATTATCCTTTGACGATAATTCATGCTTGACTTTCGCCTAAAAGTGTGTCATACTTAGTATTATCGTAACTTATAGGACATTTTAGGAGGCAATATGGATTTGACACTCGAAAAGCAGGTAACGGAACGTGCGCCGCTGTCGGTGCGATTGACCGAGGATGAATGGGACGCGCTAGATGAACTACAGGCGTTCTTGGGTTTCAGCAACCGAAGCCAAGTGATTAAGCGCCTTATCAAAACCGCTTATGTAAAGCCTGCCAGCGTGCGCTTTATTCAGCCGGAAGAGAAGGTGCCAGCATGACGACTACCTATATCTACGCGCTTATCGATCCACGCGATGGCGCCATTCGCTATGTGGGCAAGTCCGACCACCCACATGTCAGATTTTTTCAACACATGAACGATAGCGGCGGTTCCAGGCGAAAGGGAGAATGGATTGAATCACTCAAGTCTCTTTCTCTTAAACCTGAAGTGAAAATCCTTGCTGAAGTAGATAGCGAAGACTGTTTCCAGGAAGAGAAGTCTTGGATCAAGAGGATGATTGATAACGGCTGCGATCTGGTGAACGGCAACATGGGGCGCGGTGGCACTGGTACCGCGAAAATGGAAACAAACAGTCAAATCGATTCTATAACAGCAATCCCAGTTCGGATGACTCCAACCCTTATAGCGCGCTTGGACGAGCAAAAGATTGCACTAGGCTTATCGACGCGCGCTGATGTGATTCGATGGCTTATTGATAATGCGCACATTCGGCGCGCATCTGTTCAGTTTCCACAACCAGAGAAAGACAAGGCAACCGCATGACGACTATGGACAGAAGATTTTTTACCGAGGACGAGCGGTGGGATTTGTACTACAAGGCGAATGGGAAGTGCCAAATTTGCCACATGGGATTGCATGGGGTTTTTCATGCTGATCATGTAGTCCCATTTAGTAGGGGCGGTGAAACGTCGCTGGAAAATGGGCAAGTTCTTTGCGGTGAATGCAACAGATTGAAATCGGACAGATACAGTTCCCTTAAGGAATTGGATCTACCGCTTAGAGAGTGGCAGGCAGATGCTTTTGACGTATATATGAGACGCAGGGCGGAGGATGCTGTCAACGTGCTCATCAATGCTACCCCGGGGGCAGGGAAGACATTCTTTGCTCTCTACGTTGCCTATACACTATTTAACTCTGGGGCGATAGATCGCATTATTGTTATTGTTCCGACTGATGAACTACGCCGGCAGTGGCGTGATGAAGCGTCTACTCATTTTGGTATAGAACTTGCGTCAGTATTTGACGGTGACGATTCGTTTGCCAGCGACTACCACGGCATGGTGACAACCTATGGCACCATTGCCGCCAGACACGGAAGACGAAAAGCGGTAGGTAATCTCATCAAAGGCAAAAGAACACTGGCAATCGTAGACGAGATCCACCATGTAGCGGAGTCCTACCGTTGGGGCGTGGCGATGGAAGACGCTCTTGAATCTTGCGTTAGTCGGCTTCTCATCACCGGTACGCCATTCAGAAGTGACCGTAATAGAATCCCTTTTATAACATACATACCAGACGGTGACGGGCTTATCTGCAAGGCTGACTTTTCGTATGGCTATGGCGAGGCGTTACGGGACGGGGTTGTTCGGCCTGTCTACATACAGACATTCGATGGTGATGCACGCTGGTTTGATGAGGACGGAAGCCTAGTTGAAGTGTCATTTTCCGCTGAATTATCAAGTAAGCAGGCCGGGCAAAGACTGCGCATGGCAGTCAATGCAAAAGGTGACTGGCTGAAGAATGTGCTTATTGACGCCAACCGAAAATTGATGGAGATGCGAACAGAGGATCCCCGGGCTGGTGGTCTCGTTTTTGCGCAGGGCATACCTCATGCTTGGGCCATAGCGGGGATACTAAACGAGCTTGGCGTTACTCCGGTCGTTGTGGCATCAAAACTAGAGAATGGCGATCCGGATCCGGAAGCAAGCGCCAAGATTGACGCATTCAGAAACAGCACATCCCCCTGGATCATTGCCGTAAAAATGGTTAGTGAGGGCATTGATATAAAGCGGTTGCGAGTCGGCGTGTGGGCCACCAATGTTCAAACTGAAATGTTCTTCCGGCAGGGACTAGGACGAATCCTACGTATGGACAAAGATGGGGTCGAGGGACAGGACGCCACCTTGTATATACCCAAAATAGAGCCGCTTACAACATACGCCGAATCCGTCAAGAAGGAAAGGCACCACGTCATTGACGACCTTGACGCAATAGAAGAACTTCTGGAAGAACTAAAAAAGCGCTACCCAGAAGATGCAGAAGACACAGTCCGCTCATCTATCCAGTTCGTTTCCAACAATGGATTTAAAGATGCTGTCATCGCTGATGAATACGTTCTTACCGCCGCCGAAATATCGACCGCCAGGGGAGTCGTGATCGACATGGGCGAACAGCCAACGGACAAACTCGTTATCTATACGGCCAAACTAACGCGCAAGTTAGACAAGGTGAGCCACCACACGGTGACGAACGGCAACAACGGTACTACCAAGAGACAGGCAAAGCCGTTAGAGAAACAGAAGGATGAATACAGGGAAGTGGCCAAAAAGCTTCTTAGACCCATCGTGGAGGCAACCAATGGCGTACTCTCCTACGAAAGCATCAACCGGCTATTGAATCAGTCTCAAGGTGTCATCAGCATAAAAGCATGTGAGCTTGAGCAATTAAAGAAGCGAATTGAAATACTTATAGCGTGGAGAAAGGCTTGCGACAATGGAACATGGAGAGAATTTACGCCTCAGGGATACCTACGTCAATTCCCTGGCTAGATCACTGTCTAGCGGTAATGCCCTCGCCAACGTCCCAAGCCTCCTAAAAAAGGTCATCGCAGAACAGATGTGGCGAGAGCGTTTTGTTACTCAGACCAAACAGGTTATCACCTTCAAGTCCTTTCGTGAATTTGTCGAAGCGGATCCGCCTGAAGGATTAAAGGCCAATGTTAATTTGCTGATTCGCATTTGTACAGACTACGAAGACATGGAAGCGGTAAGCCTGATTTCATCTGAGGTTGGCGGCAAGCCGGGCGCCCCATCGGGCAATCACAATGCCCTCAAAACAAATGATAATAATATAAACATTTGTTTTGAGGAGAAGCGAAAATCGCCAACCGGAACTTCCACGGCAGCGACAATGCGCAGACTAGCAAAGCAGTATCCAGATCTGCACGCAAAGGTTTTATCTGGCGAAATAAAACCAGCGGCGGCGGCGGTGGAAGCTGGTTTTCAGAAGCGTCACTTTCAGTTGCCAACCGACCCCGTTGCCGCGGGGCGTTACCTGGCCTACCGGGTTGACAAGGACTGGCTCATGGAATGCGTAGACGCCTTCATGAAAGAAGCCCATGAACCGTCCACAGCCTGACGCATGTCGCCATACCTACGCACGCATACATGCTTACTATGCGCTGCGCATGTCCACACGCATAGGACAGCAACTGCGCAAGGTGGCCGGCGCCAAAGGTGACATCACGTCACTGACACCGGCTGCCTTGCAGACACAGTTTTCGGGCGCCGACTTGGACGAAGCGCTGCGCTTGTTGGCACTGGCGCAGCATATCAAGCTGAAGTACTCGCACACCAAGAAGCAAACTATTTTCGATTGAATACAGAAGCCGACATTGCCGCCTAGCCGAAAGCGGAGTGTGTAATGGTTATTGATCCAAAAGAGGTACAACGATGGCGCGCAGAATGATCGATGATTCGATTTGGTCCAACGAACGATTTGCCGAAATGCCGATGGGCGCGCGGCTGTTGCAGTTAGGCATTATCAACCACGCAGATGATCAGGGGCGCATGAAAGCGAATCCTGTCTATCTACGTAATCAGATTTTTCCCTACGATGAAGACGTTACGCCAGCGCAGATACAGCAATGGCTTACCCTTATGGCAGACAATGACACGATCATTCTGTATGAGTCCGAGCGGCGGCAATACGTCCAACTCAAAAACTGGTGGAAATACCAAAGCCTGCAATACGCGCAGCCTTCACCGTATCCACGACCGGACGGATGGTGCGACAAGATTCGACGCACATTAACCAAAGGCGTGATTGTTACCTGCAACTGGACAAAGGTAAATGGCGATCCGATTGACGATACCTGCGATCAGGACGGGCGCCCGTTGCCAAGGAACAGAACACCGCCACCACCGCCACGAATCGATAATACACCTGTAGACACCGAAGAAAACACCGATGATTCAGGTGAATATTCAGGTGAATCATTAGGTGAAGATACAATAGAACTTAACTTAACTAAATTAAATATAACTAAAAGAGAGAGTACGCGCGCGGGCGAACCAGCGTCAAATGGGGCTGTTGCCTCTCCCTCTTCAACGAATGGCGACTATCTCCCCGGACTACCTGATCCACGTGCCAAGACTTCGCAACGAACGCGGGTTGTCGAATACGTTATAGAAGCCAAAAAGCTTGGTGTCGATGCGCCCGAATTTCGATTGCTTGTCGATGCGCTACTTGATGGTTTCGGCAAAAAGCCATTGGCAGACGCGGGCGACGAACGAACGCTGAACTATGCGCAGGAACTGGCGCTTCTCGTTATGGGTATATCAGAACAGTTCAGGACGCCCGATGGCATAGCGGCGATCTTCAAGTCATGGCGGGATAACGATTGGCGCGGCGACAGCCTGCCTACGTCGGAACAGTTGAAGGAACATGCAAGCCTGATGGCTTCGGGTAAAGTCACTTGCACACGAAAAGACAAGCCGCCAAGCGCGGCAAAGCCTACCAAGTTAAATTACAAAAGTTGGCTACTTCGTACCTACAATGCTGACAACCCAACCTTTATAGGTGTGCCCAAAGCAGAATTAGAAAAGGGATATAACGATTATGTCAAACAATTCCAACTTCAGCACTGAGCCACAAATACCGGCCAACGTTAGTGCAGAGCAAGCGGTACTTGGTTCTATCCTGATCGACAACGACGTGCTTGGCAAGGTGGCGGCGATCCTCAAGCCAAGCGACTTTTTCCGGGAGCGTTACGGCTGGGTGTTTCAGTCTATGCTGGACTTGCACGCACGACACGAGCCTGTAGACTTCGTGACGTTGCAGATGGAACTTGAGCGCCAGGGCAAGCTTGCCGATTTGGGCGGGCCGGCGGCGCTGACGAACCTACTGTCGGTATCGCCAACAAGCTTCTATGCAGAGCACTACGCCAAAATTGTGCAGGAGATGGCACGGCGGCGCCACTTGATTTCGGTAGCGGGCAAAATTGCGCAACTCGCCTACGACAATGAGCAGGAGATCGGCGGCATTATGGACGAGGTGCAAGCGCTGGCATTGGCGGCTGGCGAGACAACCATTCGCAAAGGGCTACGCCAAGTGCGAGACGCTACCAAGCGCGTTGTGGACAAAATCAACTACCTGGCCAGCAATCCGGGCGAACTCATGGGTGTGCCAACAGGCTTTGCCATGCTTGATCGCATTCTGGGCGGCTTTCAGAAAAGCGACTTGGTTGTGTTGGCCGCGCGTCCAGGGATCGGGAAATCCGCGCTCGCCTTCACCATGGCGCATAGTGCAGCCAAGCGCCACAACAAGCGCGTTGCCATTTTCAGCCTAGAAATGTCCGACGAACAATTTGTACAGCGCCTACTATCACAGTCAAGCGGCATTGATAGCCACCAACTGCGAACAGGAAACATTCACGAAAACGACTGGGCGCTGCTGATGGAAGCAGCCAACGAGTTGTCACAGTTGCCATTGTATATCGATGACACCGGCGCAGTGAGCATTGCGCACATTCGTTCGGAGTGCCGACGTATGGCCGTCGAGGGTGGTATTGACATGATCATCGTCGATTACATGCAATTGATGGCAGGCATACCAGGCAAAAAAAATGAAAACCGGGAGCAGGAGGTAAGCGCCATCAGTGCGTCGTTGAAGGCGTTGGCGAGAGAGTTAAACGTACCGGTATTGGCACTGAGCCAACTGAGCCGGGCGGTTGAGTCTCGCAGTGATAAGCGTCCTATGTTGTCGGATCTGCGCGAGTCCGGCGCCATTGAACAAAATAGCGACGTGGTAATGTTCATCTATCGCGAGGATTACTATATCGAGGATACCGACCGCGCCAACATTGCTGATGTGATTGTTGCCAAGCATCGACACGGCGCCACCGGTACGGTAAGCCTCTTCTTCCGCAAAGAGCTGACGCAGTTTCGTGAATTGGTAATTGAACGAACGGAGTTCGAATAATGGCAGACGTTGCAGCCAAGCGCATTCTTCTCCGCGTCACCGGCCGCGGCTACACCGCTGGCGCTGTGTTCGTCAAGCGTGGCGACATCTGGCATATCGAGTCATCGGCGCCGATCCTGTCATGGATGCGCAAAAAAGACATGTCCAGTATCAAACAGCGCTTAGCCGAGCAAGGCGCCACGGTTGAGTGGCTGCCTTGTCCGGACGACTACGACGCTGGCATTGCGCTGTGGAAACGCGGCGTAAATGGTGCGCTGAAAGCTGACGCCAAAAGCCGCGCCATTGCGAAGAGACGACGCTAGTAGGCGCTGGTTTGTACCATGACGTTTGTACCAGCGTTGACACTCCGCTGACACTCCGTTGATATGTTTAGGTTACACAATAACGGCTCGTCATACTGTGTTTTGTAGACTAAAAATTATCAATCGCTACCACCGTTTTGCCATCCACATAAACGCGGAAATGTGCGTGCAGCCAGGCGTTGGCTCTCGCTGCCATAAAACCCTTTTTCGACTCAGTGATAATTAATAAGTCGCTGATCATTCTATCTCCGTTCATGCGTGAATTAACCTTTCGTTACGGAATATCCCCATGTGACATTTTGACTATTGACATATCCCCAAACTAATGTTACTATTAACTAAAGATTATGATTTATCGTTTGAGGAGAATTTATGGATATAAAAGAGCGGGTGGGCCAGCGCTTGCGCGACTGGCGCAAGGCGCAAGGTATGACGCAGGCGGAAATCGGCGCTTGCTTGGGGATCTCCGGGCCGGCGCTGTATGGAATTGAGTCTGGGCGCAATTTGTCGATAGATAGGGCAGTGCAGATTGCCACGCTCCTGGGCGTGACAGTTGACGAACTGCTAAAAGGAGAACCGGAACATGCAGCCTAACGAATTGTTTCATGGTATCCCTGTGGTCGATGAGTTCATGGATCGCCACGGACAGCCGGTGAAAGTGCTGTGTCGTGGCGACCTGCGCGATGTTATTCTGCGAATGGGACTACTGCGTAGAAGCTTACCACAAAATGCTATTGCATTTCAAGGGGTAATGCATCCTTTTGTGGAAATTCGTGAAAAAGTGCGGGGATAGGTGACGGCATGAATGTAGCAATGGATGCGCCAACACGGCCGGCACTCAGGTATCATGGCGGAAAGTGGCGCCTTGCTCCGTGGATTATCGGGTTCTTTCCACCACACAGAATTTACGTTGAGCCATACGGTGGCGCGGCGTCTGTGTTATTGCGCAAGCAGCGCTGCTATGCCGAGGTCTACAACGATTTGGACGGTGAGGTAGTGAATCTGTTCCGGGTATTGCGTAATCCTGCGCAGGCTCGTGAGCTGGTGCGCCTGGTAGAGTTGACCCCTTTCGCCCGATCCGAGTTTGAAGAGAGCTATCTATTGCACGGTGACCCGATTGAGCAGGCGCGGCGCACGTTGTTGCGTTCGTTTGCTGGATTTGGGGCGGCCGGCACATCCGGCAACAATACCGGCTTTCGCAACAACGTCACTCGTACAGGCGCCACGCCGGCGACTGATTGGGCCAACTATCCCGACGCGTTGAGTCTGATCGTTCAACGTATGCGTGGCGTGGTGGTAGAAATGCGCCCGGCGCTTGACATGGTGCAAACGTTTGACGGGCACGAAACGCTATTCTATGTTGACCCGCCCTATCCGTTGTCGACCAGAGGCAAACAGGCGGCCGCAGGGTACCGATATGAAATGACCGACAACGATCACCGTGATATGGCGGCCGCATTGCATGGCATCAACGGCATGGCCATAGTAAGCGGTTATCCCTGCGACCTATACGACCACGAACTATTTACGGATTGGCGTCGTGTCGAACGAGAAGCACACGCAGAGGGCGCCAGGGATAGAACGGAAGTGCTTTGGTTATCACCGCACACCTCGGCCGCATTACGTGATAACCATGAGGATCTACCATTATTCGGAGGCTAATCATGCGTAAATCAACGAACGCATTGCAGCCAACATTGCAGCAAATCAATCACACATACGAGGTACGTTACCCGTCGTCCGGTGTCAACGTCATCGTGCGTTGCTACAGTGCTGAGGCTGCATTGCGTGAATGGCGCTGGCAGCAAGCGCAAGGGCGGTCGGCCACAATGAAGGCGGTGCCAGCGTGAGCCAGGTAATCTATTTCGAGACTCTGCGTAGCGGACTCATGCCGGACGTCGGACTGCGTGCGCCAAGTGCTGGCCGCTACTGCCTGAACTGCCGGCATTGGCTGGTGGCTGACGGATTCGGCCACTGCGAGCGGCTTGGCGGCTGGCACGGGCCGGTGCAGAGCGGGCAGCGTTTTGTGTGTGACAGGTGGGTGAAGTTGAGAGATGAGGTGGTACATGCTTAGTTATTTCGCAGGCGTTATCATCGGGGCCGTGCTCGTGCTCTGCGTGGCCATCGTTATGGCAGCGCTGCATGTTAGCGGAAGGAGCGGCGGCGATGCTCGGCCTGAGTAAATTCAATGTGCCGCCCGGCGCAAAGTGGGCGGCGGCGGATGGAACCGGCACGGTATATGCCTATGAGGACGCGCCGCACCGAATTGACATTGCGGAGATGTGGACGGCAGACGGTGGGATTTCCTGGCGTATTGGCAAGGTGAAGCCCGCCACTATTGACTGGCGCGAATCCCTAACGCCGGTCAATACGGTTGACACGATCCTGGCTGCACTCCTGGCGCTGGACGGCGTACAGGAATGCGACCTGGTCGCGGCTTTTGTGCGTGCGGACCCACGTCGCGCAGACGCGTTTTGTGTTACGTTGGCAGAGGCGTTGGATCCGGCGCAATCGGCTGCGCTACCAACATGCAAAATGTGTGGCGCAATCCTGGTATGGGAAGATTGTTTTAATCATTGCGATGATTGCGATGATTGTGATATTTGTCACGGCGCGGGCGGTTCGTGGATCTGTCCAACCGGGAATCACTCGCCTGATGTTGATGAGTACGGCGAGCACTACACCGGAGGAGACACACGAATATGAATCGTTTACGTCTTACGCTTTTCGCTTTACTTTCAACCATCGCACTCATTGCCATCGTCGCCAACGTCCGTGCGCAAAGCACAACTTACCTGCCTATCGTCAGCCTGGCCGGCGACACGCCGACGCCCACGGCAAGCGCAACAGTAAACGAGGTGGCGACACAGATTGCCGAATTAGTGGCGACACTCACGGCTGCTGGATTCACGCCCACAGCCACGGAGACGGCCACAGAGACGCCAGAACCGACAAAAACGGCTACAAGTACCGAAACGGCGCTACCGACGCATACAGGCACGCCTAACGCCTTGGCGACGCAATTAGCCAACATGCAGGCGACGATTGACGCACTGTCCACAGTCGCCACCGGCACGCCGAATGCCACCGTCATTAGTTTGGAGCAAACCGTGACGGCATTAGTGCCCACGGCGACAAGCACGCCAACCGAGACACAGACGCCGACGCACACCGCGACAGCCACCGAAACAAGCACCGCCACGGCCACGCCGAATTTTGGAGCGACGTTGGACGCACTGTTCGCCACGTTAACCGCACAAGCGCCCACCGCAACCGCAACCGCAACGTTACCGGGGAGCACAATTCCGCAACCATAAGGAGAAACCATGCCAACACACATCGCCGAGATCGTAGCGTCGCTTCTCATCCTGACACTGGAGGAGCGCACCGAGGTGGCCACCGCACTGGCCGCACAAGACAGCACCACGGCAAGCGACTTTGCCAGCAGGCTGCTAAACGCATGTTACGAGAAACGCCAACGGGAATCCATTAAGCGCATGGTACGCAGCGCGCTTACCGTGCCAACCGTGACCGACGAGGAAGACGCCGACATTGATAAACAGTTGAAACTGGCGTGAAAACGCATAGGAGATGGAAATGGCAATCGAATTAACGCCCGAAGAACGAGAGACAAACTTTTGCATGACCGGCGATGACCACGCAGCCTTTGATGTTTTTAGCGACGATCCCTACTGGATTCGCAGATTCGAGAAGATTGGCGTGGCACCCTACGCAGTTGTTGGCGCCGGCTTCAAGTACAAGCTACGCGCTGACCAAGTGCTTGTGCGCAAAGGCAAACGCGTGGTGAGCGAAGAGCAGCGCGCCGCATTGCGCCAGCGTGCCCACTTTGGGGGTAAAATCCCTAGTGGGACTAGGGAAATTGCTACACTGGCAGAGCAAGTAGGGTAATTCTGTTGTTCGTGCCAAAAACGTGGGTTGGCGGCGCTGCAAACGGGTGTCGCCAACCGGGAGAAAGATGGGGAATAAAATAAGCGCCGGCACTGAGAAGGTGACCGGCGCTTATTTTGTTTATGCTTTATTTCTTCGGTTCCACATCTGAACGAAGCACTAATTTTCGCTCACGTTGGGGGTTGTTGGCGCTTGGGTCCGTGAAAGATTTCAGCGTGCCGCGTGTTACGCGTTGGCTCATGGCCTGGACAGTGACACCGGCGATTTTTGCCGCGTCATTGATGGTGATCAACTCATCTCCCTGGATTCTGATCATGGCTGCCCACCATAGCGCGCCAAGTGGCGAATCTTTCCACATGTCAGGGATTTCGTACGTGTGCATATCTGGCAAGGAAAAAAGCCATTCCGCCAACCCCTGACAAATTTCATAGATATAGCCGTCATCTGCGTCAGGGTGAAGCCCAAGCCCATACTCGGCCATAACAAGCCATTCTTGTGGCTCCATTGTTTTTTCAATAATGTTTTCCCAGAGCATGGGCATATTCATATCGCCACCCGGCACGAATTGCCCCACCTGCCAACGAAGTCGATCATTCCAGTACGAGCGTGCAAAGTTCTCTACAACGTTTCGTGCGTGTTCCTTTTTTTCTTGGTCGGTCATGTCAATCTCCTGAGAATGTTAAACACAGTTAGTCTACCGTTGGTACTGCAAAGTTCCAGAACTCAGCGCGCTTACCGACGATCAGCCGATACCATCCTTTGCCGCTTACTTCTGGGTGCGTCCCCGGCAGGTGGCGCATGGTTGGATTCTTGGCGTAGAAGTTGCCATTGACTCTGATCTGAGTAGCCTTCAATTCGTGGCTGTCGGCCAAGGTGATTTTGCGCTTGCCCAGCACATCAGCGCTGGGGCGTTTGTTCAATGGAATCAAGGCCAGATCGCCCTGGCGAATCATGGCGGCATAATCGCCACCGAAGATCCAGTTTTGACAGGCCAATACTACATCACGTCCAGCTTTGATTGCGGCATGAATAACGCGGCTTTCGACGGGGTGAGCGAATACGCTTGCATCTTCGTTTTGGCCGATGAGGAAATAAGATTTTCGTACTGTATTAAAGCGCCGTCCCTCTGTCCATTCCCGGACCTGAATTACGGCCAGAAACGTGCCGCTATGCAGGTCAGTTCCAAACCCGTACAGATCCCAGTTCAGCGCACGGCTACGCTTCTTTGTAACCTTCTGAATACCGAAATCCCATCCGCCATGCTCATCGATTTTATCGGCGTTACTTACATCTTCGACTAATTTGGCGATACGCTCGCGGTCCGCAGAGTCAATCGAGGTTAGTACAATTGCGTTCCAGTTGTCACGAGTAATTTGGCTAGTCATATCCCTAATCCTTTCAACTAAATTTACTTACCGATAAACATATAATACACCAACTAAATTTAGTTGTCAATAGGCAGTTTGCACGAGTTTTGCAAAAGTCGAAAAATTTAAGAATTGTAGCGGAAACGTTAGCCGATAGGCTATTGACTTGCGGCGCAAAGGGGTGTATAGTAGCATAAAGTAACAAAAAGTAGCACAGAGGCGCATATAATGTCAGAGAAGAAATCAGTAAGTTTTAACGAGCATACATTGGGGATAGTTGGCAAGGCAGCCACTGTTTGGCCGGAATACGCTGACAACTTCTCTGGCCTAGTGCAGGCCATTATTGCCGACTGGGATCGAGGTCGGTCGGAGGGTGGCAAGTTTAAGCGGCTGAACGCTAGAATTGACAATATGGAGACAGTGCAGGCATCGCACACGTTGATGCTCAAGCTGTTGTGCGAGAAGGTTGGCGTAGCTCAAGAATGGTAGCGCCAAAGGTAACGCCTCGGCCAGTGCCGTAACACTGACCGAGGCCAGAACAGTTAGCCGAGTAGCGGCCAACCAATGCAGCATGATAATTCATCATGCGTGGTTTGTCCACCCTTGGCTGTATAGCGAAGGATTTTATATTTATGGTAGAAATCACATTCATTTTCGGACTAGCCTGCACGCTGTGTGGACAGGTCGCCATCGGTGTACCGGCTATGCTCTTCGCACTGGCCTGGGCGGTACTTGAAAAGATTGTCAATAGCCTATCGGTTGATAATGGTTGTGGTATGTAGCTGGTGCTTGTTGTTGTGGCGCTGCTGGGCACGCTGATGGCAATGGGCACGGTCGGCGGCAGCTTGATGATGGAGGGGAGATTGTGATAGCCGTCGAGCTGGTGCGGCCATGTTGATATTTTCAATGCTGGCGTTGCTGGCAGTCTTTGCGGTGGGGGACTAACATTGGTGAAACAGCAGGAATCAACCACAGTTACCGGCGAGCGCGTTAGATTGCGCGCGCAGCGAGATAACGAACTGGTCACCGCCACCGTCCGGGAAAATCTCTGGGCTGGCGCCGGCGCGGGTGTTATCGTGCTGTGTGGTTCCGGCGCCTGGGTGGCCATGACCGCTGCCACATTCACCGAGTATCATTTGCTGGCCAGCGCCATCGCAGCGGGCGTAACCTTCGGCGGCTTGTCCGTTGCTCGTTTCAGCTTGGACGAATGGCGCGACCTGCGCGACAAGCTACGCATGGAAAATATGCTCGTTGACCTGACGATGGAACGTGACAACCTGCGAGAGAAACTCATGCGCGCTCATGCTACGATCAAAGAATTGCGCCAACAGATTGCGGTGCTGAGCACAAGCGGGACCAGCGTCAAAGCCGTGGCAACGCCTGATGAGTTGACGATAGCGCATGACACTTGCCGAATGATTGTTGAGCGTTGGGCGGCCAATCTGCCATACAGTCGCGACGAGTTGCGCAATAGTATGACAGACGGGGAGTGGGGGAGCGCAATGGCACTGATGGAACGGGCTGGCGTTATCGGGCGCGGTGGCGTGTCTGGCAAAAAGAAAATGATTGTGGGAAATGATTATGATTCCGTGATGCGCCGGGTTGAGTTGCGCATTAAGCAAGAGCGGGAAGACGTGCAAAACAAGTACGTGCGCGCGTAACCTAAGTACCTCCCCTGCCTCTTTTATTCGCTCAATTTTTGTCGCTACCACGAGTACCGCTGAATAGCGAAGCGAAGCGATTAGGGTGGGGTGGGGGAGTCATTAACTAGAAAAGGATATTGCAATTATGGATGTAAGTAAACTTATGATTATGACATTATTGGCAATGGCTATTGTGCATTCAATCACGGCGATACTAATGAAGTTTAATAAGGTTAGTTTTGGTCAGCAGGTGACGAGTGCAGTTATTAGCGTGATTATTGCCCTAATCATCTACCTGGTGTGGAGGTGACATGCTTTTATCTACTGCAATCGGGTGCGCCGGCGTGGCCTGGGCTATCGCTTGGATGGCAAGCCGGCACCACCTTGGCGGAATGTTCGTGGTGTTGGTGCTGGTCAGCGTTGTCACGCTCAATATGCAACGTCAAGCGCTGGGCTATTTTTCGTTTGCCGTGCCAATGTGGGTGCTGCAACTCATGCTAGTGTGGAATTTTATCACACTAGCTGGATACGCCTATTACGTCTGGGAGACCTGCACGGAGCCGGTAACGTTTGCCGGCGTGTTCGCAGCGTGGAACCGGATGTTTGCCGATAGTCGCCGCCGGTCGTCGGTACGTGCCGATGTGCGTCGTACCGTGAAACAGTATAGTGTGGAGGTGGGTTGATGCGTTACTTTGTCTTTTTGGCGCTGATTCTGGCCGGTTGCACGACGCGCTACGATGCGCAGGTAGCGCAGGCGAACGCACAGCAGGCACAGGCGCAAGCCGCTATCATTCAAGCGCAGGAACAGGCGCGTATGTTTCAGCAGTTGGCCGAAAGTGCGAAGCCGGTCTACTGGCCGATTGTGGTGCTTGCTGTCCTCGCTGTGGTTGCGCTATTGTTGGTCGTGCGGTGGCACATGATCACGATTAGCCATGTTGCCGCAGGACAGCCGATGCAAGCCGAGCAACTGCGCTTGCTGCCTGGTCAGCCTGGCTTTAATCGCCAGTTGAGATTGGCAGCGCGTGAGCGGGGAATGCAGGCCGTGCGCAGCAATGGTGCCTATTATCTGGTTGACGCCGATGGACAACGCACGCCGGTGCGACAGTTGACGGTGCGTCAGTGAACAAGCTTATTGCAGCGCTGTTTTTCGCCTGGTGGGTGTGGGCAGCGCTGAGCGGGCCGTCGCTGGTTGTGCTGTTGCTATCGGTGGCAATTATGGCGATTGAATTGATGGAGAAGAAGGGGTGAGGGGATGAACGAAAAGACGACAGTGCAAGGCGCATGGGGGGCAATGTGGGCTGAGTTGTGGGTGTTGATTCCCACCAAGGTTACGGGTTGGCTGGGTGGCAGCAAAGAGAAACACCGTAAACACCCGTTGCTATATATTATGACGGGCCTGATCGTGAGTCTGGCGATTGCAAGTATGTGGAATTTTGTTACACGAGCGTCAACCCATCACGCAGGGGTGTCGGCCTACCTGGGCGGCATTGCGTTGGCGGGGCTTGTGCCGGTGACGGTATTCTTTGCCGTGTACGCCAATATCACGCCTGGACAACGTCGGGGCGTTTGGGCAATTGCCGGCTTGCCACCGACCGGCATCAACCTGATGACGGCGCTACTTGTGGCAAATTTGGTTGTCAGTCTGATGGGGATGTTGGTATGATCGCCGAACTCATCAAACGATGGCTGTACGTGCGGCTTGTTGGCACCGTGCGCAGTCTCACCGGCGTGCGCGTGCATTACCGTGCGGAGTATCAGGATTACCTACAGTCGCCGCGCTGGTACATCCTGCGCACTTTGCGCCTGGCCATTGACGGCCACCGTTGCACGCACCGTGTCAACCTGCGTCGCTGCGATAAGCGCACGACATTGCAAGTGCATCACACGTCGTACTTGCACAAAGGTGCGCCGGGTGTCAGCGGCATGTTGGCGGAACTGTCAGATTTGCGCACACTGTGCGACTATCACCACGATAGGGAGGGTTGAACGATGGAACAAACGACAGTGCAGAGCAGCAATTCAGAACGTATCATGAAAGCATTGCACAGTGTATGGACAACCGTGCAGCCGTGGGCGCAACGCAACGTGACATTTGGGCTTGTACTTGCCGTATGCACCGAGGTGCCGCGCTGGGTATTTGCATTCAAGGCTGCACATGAGCCTATTTGGGCTGGTTGCGCGCTGGCTATCCTGATCAGCTATGCAGCCGCACACGCATGGGAGGAATACTTTGCGCAGCATGATTGGTTGCTGCTAGCATTGAATAGTCTATCGTTATTTTTTGGTGTCTACACGATTGCGCCCGTCCTCTATCTAATGAGCAGTGCAAACGACCATACCACGGTTGCATTGTCCGATGTGTTCGGCCCCTGGTTCATTGGTAGTTGGGCAATCGTGCTAGCCTGCACAACATTTCTGCCGCTCATTCAGGTCGCCGTAGTCGAAGTGAGGCGGCGTGAGCGTGCGCAGCGCAGTGTGCAACCAATTACGCAGCGCGCCAAGTTTTGCGATCAACCAAGCACAACGCCAACCGATGCGTCGTTGCATCCAGTGCAGAAGTGCATTGAAGTGCCTGCAACGGATGATGCACAGACGATTGATGCACGCACGCAGGCGCTACAAATGCACAGCAACGAGATGCCGGCGGCTGAGATTGCGCGCATTCTGCAACAGAAAGAATCGACCGTGCGCAGTTGGATTCGACGCAGTAACGGTGCAACAAAAGTAAGTGCATAGAAGGAGCATAACGTCAGGAACCCCATAGCTAAAGCTAGGGGCTTGAACTGCAAAGTTTAAGCCAAACCTGACCAGGATCAGACTTGAGATAGAGTCTACGTTAGAACGGTCATAACACCCAGCGGTGACGCCCTAGCCACTGGCTCTGTTATCCAACATTAAGCGAGGTCTAGGGGTAGACTACAGTGTGTTGGATGCAAAAAGCCGGTTTAACATTTCCGAGGGGAACTTTACACCGAAAGGTAGTGCAGGAATGCAAAATTTTGTTTTCGTTTTGGATGCCAACAAACAACCGATAAGCCCTTGTCATCCATCAGTAGCGCGCAAGTTATTGCGGGATAGAAAAGCCGCTGTTTATCGGCGCTTTCCGTTCACGATCATTCTAAAGCGCGCCGTCGATAAGCCCATTGTAGAGCCAATCACGGTCAAGGTTGACCCTGGCAGTAAGACAACCGGCATTGCCTTGATCCAGTCAAATAAGGTTGTCTTTGCGGCTGAAGTAGAGCACCGCGGGCAAGCCATCAAAGACGCTCTGGAAAGTCGTAGGGCAATACGGCGCGGCAGGCGACAACGCAAGACGCGCTACCGTCAACCGCGTTTTCTCAATCGGACTAAGAAAAAGGGCTGGCTTGCTCCTTCGCTGAAAAGTAGGGTAGACAACTTGCAAACTTGGCTTGTGCGCTTTCTCAAGCTTTGCAATGTTCGATCAATCAGCATGGAGCTTGTCAGATTCGATATGCAGCTTATGCAGGATGCGGAAATAAGCGGTGTTGAATATCAACAAGGGGAATTGGCAGGGTATGAAGTACGGGAATATCTGTTGGAGAAATTCAACCGCAAGTGCTGTTATTGCGGCAAGAGCGATATTCCACTTGAGATCGAACACATCACCCCAAAGAGCCGCGGCGGATCTAATCGAGTATCTAACCTATGCTTGGCTTGCCGCTCCTGCAATGTCAGCAAGGGCAATCAAACGGCAACCGAGTTTGGATTTCCCAACATTCAGGCACACGCCAAAAAGCCGTTGAAGGATGCCGGCGCTGTCAATAGCGTTCGCTGGGCAATCTGGCGAATGTTTGATGCAAGCGGCTTGCCCGTCGAAGTAGGTACAGGTGGGCGAACAAAATTCAACCGCGCCCAGCGGGCACCCGCCCAGAACTACCCAAAAGCGCACTGGATAGACGCCGCGTGTGTGGGCGAGTCTGGGCAAGCCGTCAAGCTTTGCCCAGAACAAAAGCCCTTGCGGATCAAAGCGGTTGGTCGGCAGTCTCGCCAAATGTGTAGACCGAACAAGTTTGGGTTTCCGCGCACGGCAAGCAAGCAAAGCCGCGTTGTCAAGGGAGGTTTCCAAACGGGTGATATTGTCAAGGCAGTTTTACCAAGTGGAAAATATGTGGGAACGCATATTGGAGCCGTCGCCGTTCGGGCCACTGGAAGTTTTCGAGTTGGCAAGACAGATGGCATTAGTTGGAAATATTGTCAACGGCTGCACGCGCTTGACGGGTATAGTTACGCCAATTGAGCGTACATCCTGTTTGAGTACAAACAGCCTTCTTACATCCCCATAGTTAAAACCAGGGGTTTCCCGAAGGAGTTTAGATGAAAATAACGCTACAGATCGAAGTTGACAATGCAACGGACGTCGGCAACCTGGTTGCCCTTGCGCAGTTGCTGCGCGAAGACAACCGGCGCTACACGTTTGTTTTTGACGAAGTCATGCCGGCATTGAGCGATGTTTTGGTCCGCATTCATTCCGTGCTACTCAACACCCCCAACTTGCAGGCTAGCGTCGAACTACAAAAAACAATTAGCGATCCAATGCTGTCGGTGATTGAGGAAGAAGCGCAACATGACTGACCGTATCTACGTTGTTTTCATCGACGCGACACGCGCAACACTTATACCAGGCGGCGTAAGCGTTGAAACGTTCGGTAACATTTTTCTCATTGCAGCCGGCGACACAGACGAAATATACTATATGGCGAATCAGATCGCCATGCAGCGCTGGCCAGCCAGCGAGGGCTGGGGCGCTAAATATTTCATACAGCCGGTCGCTCTAGAGGATTTGCAAAAAGTGCGAGTCACGACGAGAGGCGATTTCCCCTGACAACATAGCCCCACACAGCCGGCACCCTCGCCGGCTTCTACTTGCCTTACGCACGCCGTAAGGCGAGACGCCAGTTTAGAACAAAATTGCTATGAAATTCGCTAAATTGCCTATTGACAGCTTATTAATAGGGTGCTATAATTAAGGCATGAAGGGCGAAACGAAGTAGCCCAGATGAAACAGGAAGGAAAGAACGATGATTAGCCTAGTAACAACCGCCAACGGAAAACAGTATTTCACTTTCAAAAGCGAATACAACGCTGAGCTAGTTAAGCGGGTCAAGGTACTTCCTGGCGCAAAATGGATTGAAAGCAAGAAAACTTGGGTCGTTCCGGTCGACCCGGCTTACTTCGGAAACATCAAGCAGATTGAAAAATTCGTGCTCGATGCGACCGACGAAGTGAAGGCTCTAATTGGTGTTTCTTAATCCAGTCGTGCGGAGGCCAACCCCCGGCCTCACCACCGTAGAGACGGTGGCACCCCAACGGGTGGGCGTGGATGAACGAAAGGGAAGAATGTGAACGCTATGATGACAATTAAGAATATGCTCAAAGAAGTGTACGAAGACGGGGACGTGAATGCCATGACGATTTTCAAAGGGTTCGCGGTCGACACTGGTGAGAATGGTTGGCACTACAAGAAGTTTGGTCGCAGTGACCACCACTTCATGGGCAAGTCGATTGCCGAGGCTCGTAAGTATGTTGATCAGGTCAAAGAATATCGTCAAGAGCAATAATCATCGATCCTTTGCGGTGGGCGGTGAAACCGCAACTAGGAGCGCATGACCGAGGAACAGTTGTACGACGCGGCTTTCGCCACTATGGCCGCCGAGCCGCTAGAGTTTGGCGAGGCACAGCCACCCAAGCGTAGACGCGCCAAAGGCGGCGGGCGCAAGCCACTGCCGGCAGATGAGCGCCGGCGCCAGACACACATCTTCTTTGAACCTATCATCCTGGCGGCGGTTGATGCCTACGCCAGCGAACACGAAAAAAGTCGCAGCGCCAGCGTCAACCAGTTACTGGCCGAGGCGCTGCAAATTACCGGCTACGAGCCGGGGAAGGAAGAGTAACATGAAAGCGCAAAAATTGTACGACATCCGTGAGGATTACGGCTACTGTAGCGGGACTGACCTGCACAAGTTTTTTCGGGAGACGGTTGGTGAGCCGTCTCCTAGCGGGCGGGTTGACGTGCCAACCGCCGAGGCAGTAAAGTTTATGACTGCCGGTGTGGAGCGCCAGTACTATCCTGGCGAAGGCGTAGTTGGCGACGCCTGGCGCGAACAGGCGCTACAGGCAATCAAGCAGGCAGTCGCCTCGTCGTAGCAGTTAAGTCCGGCCACGAGCCGGGGAAGGAATGAACCATGAACGAGAAACTTCAGCAGTTAAATGCAACAGCCGTGTATCCAGAGTCGTCCGATTTTCGTGATGGCGCTGACGCCTCAGGCCACTGGTACGAGGAAGTCAATGGCAGAATCGTGAAAGTGGAGCAGGTGGTCGGCGGGTCAGGCATATACCTGATCGAAACCGACTCCGAAACAGGGGAGGTTATCCGCGATGGCCGACCCTGGCAGATGCGGCGCTAGCCACCTCACAGAAAGCCCGCCACCAACCGGTGCGCGGGTTTTCTTTTGCCCGCAACTATCCCCAGAAGATAGAAATATCGCATAACGAAATCCCCTATTGCGCAAAACGATAAAATATGCTATGCTCGTTGTAGCGCTCACTTCGCCACGTCATCGCAAGCCGGTGCGTGGCGTTTTTTGTTACAAGACAGGACAATCATGGCACGTATCAGCGATTGGGCGAAACAGCTAAACGTCATCATTCAACCGGCCACTGTCGCCGTGGGGCAGCCTGTGCTGCGCGTCAAGGATGTGTTCACGACGCGTGACGGCTCATGGGAACCATCGCAGGCATTGGGTAGTGTTCCGCAGTGGGCGCGGGACATT